CTATGCGCCGAACAAAAAAGCGGTTTTCCAAAACAAAATCCATAAACTGCCGGGTTTCTACAAGTGTCTTTTTTGCAAATGGTTGGCATCTTATTACTTTATCTTATCATAATTATCTCATAAATTTTACCCCTAAATGTTGGTTCAGGGGTGAAATGTAAATTCAATGCATCTACATTTATACCATATTTTTTTCAATTCTTACATCTATATTATTGTAAATGAAGTTTCAAAAGGAAACCGACGGTTTCCGTTAAATGTAGAGAAACACACCATTTTCCTGACCTTTTCGCTCAGATTTAGGAGAAATTATATTTTTAGATTATATAAAAAAATGGGAGGAGCCTTAATGCAATTAGTCGCCTACGGCGCACAAGATGTTTTCCTTACTGGAAACCCCGAGATTACTTTCTGGAAGGTGTCTTACAGACGCCACACCAACTTCGCGATGGAGTCCATCGAGCAGACTTTCAACGGCCAGGCCGACTTCGGTCGCCGTGTTAGTTGCACCATCTCCAGAAATGGAGATCTTGCCTACCGCACCTATGTCCAGGTTACTCTCCCCGAGATTAACCAGTCTATGGCTGCCGCTGGTTCCAACGTGTATGCCCGTTGGTTGGACTACCCCGGTGAGCAACTCATTGCCCAGGTTGAGGTTGAGATTGGAGGCCAGAGAATTGACCGCCAATATGGTGACTGGATGCACATCTGGAATGAGCTTACCCTCTCTTCTGAGCAGCAGGCTGGTTACTACAAGATGATTGGCCACACCACTCAGCTCACCTACATGACTGACCCTGCCTTCGCCGACATCAACGGACCCTGCGCTTCCACTGGAGGCCCCGGCCAGGTTTGCGCCCCCAGAAAGGCTCTCCCTGAGACCACTTTGTACATTCCCCTCCTCTTCTGGTTCTGCAGAAACCCCGGTCTTGCTCTTCCCCTTGTTGCTCTCCAGTACCACGAGGTCAAGATTAACATCGACTTCAGACCCATTGGTGAGTGCTTGTGGGCTGTCAGAGACATCATTGGAAACACCAGCGGTGCCTCTTTGGCTGTCACCACTGCCTACCAGCAGTCCCTCGTTGCCGCCTCTATCTACGTTGATTTCATCTTCTTGGATACTGACGAGCGCAGAAAGATGGCCCAGAACCCCCATGAGTACCTCATTGAGCAACTCCAATACACCGGTGACGAGTCTGTCGGATCTTCCTCCAATAAGATCAAGATCAACTTCAACCACCCTTGCAAGGAGCTCATCTGGGTTGTCCAGCCTGATGCCAACGTTGACTATTGCGCCTCCCTCGAGGGCAACAGTACTTTGTTCAAGGTGTTAGGTGCCCAGCCCTTCAACTACACTGATGCCATTGATGCTCTCCCTCCCTCGATCCACGTCTTCGGAGGCCCCACCGAGACCTCTGGCGCCAATGCCTTCATCTCTGGAGGTGTTTTCCAGATGCCAGGTGCCATTGACTCTGTCTCTGGTGCTGCCTTCAACACCAACCAGGACTGGCACACTGCCGGTGGTGTTTTCAACCCCGATGGTTCTACCCCCAACGGCTCTGCCTTGTCCGATGCCGGAACCTTCGTTCTTGCTGAGACTGCCCTCCACCTCCACTGCTGGGGTGAGAACCCCGTCGTCACCGCTAAGCTCCAGCTTAACGGACAAGACCGTATCTCCGAGAGAGAGGGTTCTTACTTCGACGTTGTTCAGCCCTTCCAGCACCACACCCGTGCTCCTGATACCGGCATCAACGTGTACTCATTCGCACTTAGGCCTGAGGAGCACCAACCCAGCGGATCTTGCAACTTCTCCAGAATCGATAACGCCACTCTCCAGTTGGTGCTCTCCTCTGGAACCGTTGCTGGTACCTCGACTGCTAAGGTCAGAGTATATGCTTACTCTTACAACGTTTTAAGAGTGATGGCGGGTATGTGCGGTGTCGCGTATTCAAGTTGAGCGGACATACATACAACGTATTTTGCAGTGGCAGTGTTGTCGTGGATATCAAAAATTCTGCATATCCTTTAATAATTTAATAAAAAAATCAAAATCAAAAGTTTTTTATTAAATGTTTTTACAAACCTTCATCATCGGTTGAATACTCGTTTATAGTTAAACCAATATTATCCACATTCTTTTTTTTACATCGTTGTTCTGCAATTTTTTGTGCGTGCATACGTTTATATTCTGCATCTCCATATTTTTCTCGTGTATTTTTGCGACGTTCTTGTCTTTTTTCTGTTGATATTTTACGCATTTCATCTCGTGAAGGTTTATTTGGATTGCGATTTAATGTATTAATTATTGGAACACAAACTGGAATATAATTTTGATTTTGGCTACAATTGTAGATCTTGAAGAGCTTGTTTATAAAATATTTATACTCCATATCCTTTTTCATAACATTGCACTGTCCACAACAAGGCCGAATATTTTCAGTTGTATATCCAATACTATTATCATATCTATCAATACCATTTTTATGCCTATTGCTATTTTGCTTACCACATATATAACAATCATAACTAACAATCTTATCAAAATCACTTTGTGTTAGTTCAAATACATAATTTCGTGATTTTGCACCTTGTTTATAAGAATTATAATTAATAGTAGAATGGTTCGCAAATGCACGTGGATGTAAATTGCAGTTAATAATCTTATTATAAGTTAATATATGTTCTGTTCTTTTTATAAACGTTGAATTATCAAGTGCTCCTTTCATTGTATTGCATTCATCACAACAACTTACACAATTATCAAGTTCATATCCTTTACTACTATCCATTCGGTCAATGCCATTGAAACCTTTGTCTTGAATTATTTCACAGTAATAACACGGTTTTATAACAATTTCATCAAATTGTTCTTTTGTTAATTCAAAATTTATATTATTCATTTCACATTTATGTGTGTAATTATACATATGTTTATTAATATTGATTAAATTTTTTTTATTAGCTTCTTCCACCTTTTCGGGATTGTTCTCACGCCACTTAGCCATTGTTTCTGCATTTCTCTTCAAATACTCTTCTTGATGTTCATTGTATTGTCTATCCCTGTAATTTAATGTTTTCAATGCAACTTTTTCAGGATTTGCATTTTCCCACTCTTTTTTCGTAGCCTTTCTCTCCGGTTTTTGAGACGCAATCCGTTGAATTTCGTTCACGTGTTCTTTATCTCTTTTTTCATTTTGTTTTTTGAATTCTTCTCTGCACCGCACACACGTTTTTGTGTCCGGATATTCTTCTACTGGTTTGAATTTGCAACAAACCGTACATTGTTTCTTTCCATCAACAATTTCATCAGATACGGCAGACCTTTTTGCCTTATCATATTCTCTCTCCTTCTCCAAACATTCTTGACAACTTTTGAAGGCATAATCTGAGCCAAGTTTTGCACGACACCCCTTCAAATACTTTGCACACGGTTTCATTCCTTCGGCCAAACATTCATCCACAAACAAACACAGCTGGTGCTTACCACAATAATTATTTTCGTCGGATTTCTTGAAGGTGCAACCATCGGATTTGCACAAAATCACCTCAGTTTTGGCTTTTGTGCGGTTTTCAGCGCCTCTTTCTCCACAGGTTAAACATTGATTTTTGCCTGAAGGTAAATCCTTCCATTTGTTGCATCCTTTGCAGAATTTTAATTGTTGGAGTTGTGCATCCGTGTATTCCGTCAAATAATTGTGATAGTTGCAAAATGGGTTGCCATAATTACGGCACAAATCGCCATTGCGGTCTTTTCCTTTGCATTTTATATCAACTGGTGTTTCAATAACTTTCTTATCGGTGCTGTTAAACCTCTCGTCTTTGTTAGTAAACCTCTCGTCTTTGTTAATAAACCTCTCGTCTTTGTTAGTAAACATCTCCCAAATACTCTTATGTTCTTCCGACAATTCGCCTTTTGACAAACTCATATTTTGCCGGGTTATCCACCGCGACAAACGGCACTCTTCTTCGGTGCTACCGTCCTGTTTGGGCGTCTTATTATTTTCGCGAACATATTCAACCACTTTATCAAATGTATCTTTCCAGGACTCTTCATATGTTCGGTAAAGATGCATATACTTATTGATAAATGCACTCCATTTATCATATCGGTCAGTTCCTGGCTGTACTCGCTTTACCTGGTCATAACTCCATCGCAATAGTGCAACTTCTTCGGGACATCCAGTTTCACTTGGTTTGCGACCATACAAATCAATAAAATCACCAAGCATTTGCAATTTCTTATCCCAAATTTCATCCTTGGTTAAAAGCTGGTCCTCATTTTTGTTCATAAAGTCGGTCCACGCATGAAGTCGTTCTTTGCTAACCCACATACCGGCAGTCCCGCTTCCTGCACGGTAAAATTTGAGCTGGTCGCTGAGCCACGAACCAATCTCAGGCTCCTTCTTGGAAGGTTTTTTTCCATCATTGATGGTCATATACTGGATGACCTTATCTAACTTGCTGAACCACGAATCGTTCATTTCTGGAATTTATGGGATTCGTAAGAATACATAAACAGATTTCAATTTTATAATATGTTTATTTCCATTGTCGTTTTGCTTTAGAATAAAATAAAGCAATGTTTGTTTATGGTTTTAAAAAACATAAACAAAATAAACAAACAATATAAAGAAATAAGTATTACAAATACATATAATGAGTGTAGATATAGTAAATCTAATTGAAAGTAACCCACTTACAAAGCTTACTGGAAGCTACCAGTCATCCATGGTAGATAAAATGAAAGCAAATTTCAATACATATGAACAGCAAATGTTTTTGTCAAGTTTTTATTGTTATTTAAACTATAATGATGCCGATTATGTAATTGATTTGGATAATGTATGGGAATGGATGGGGTTTCAACAAAAATATCACGCCAAGCATTTACTAGAAAAACATTTTTGCAATAATATTGATTACAAAATCTTTGCACCCGATGTTGCGGTAGTAAAAAAAGAAGGTCGTGGAGGGCACAACAAAGAACATATTTTAATGACAATTAGAACTTTTAAACTAATTTGTTTAAAAGCAGGAACTAAAAAATCAAATGAAATTCACGAATATTATGTGAAAATGGAAAAGGTAATTCAAGAAGTTGTTATGGAAGAATGCAAATCACTTTCAGACCAATTGAGAAATATTCAAATAACAAATGCAAATGATATTGCAAAAAGAGAAGCCGAATATCAAATCAAACTCAAAAAACAAAAGGAGCTTGAAAAGGAAAAAGTATTGTTTAACCAATTTACGATGCATATTCCAATTGTCTACATCATCCGCGTAAAAACATTTGAAACTGGTGAATACATTGTGAAGATTGGCGAAAGTCGCAGAGGTGTGGTCGGAAGATATAACGAACATAAAAGTAAGTATCCCGAGTGTGTTTTATTGGATGTATTTGTGGTTCAACAAAGCAAAGATTTTGAATCATATATTCACAACCATCCAAAAATAAGATGCAATCAAGTAAAAGATATGGAAAAACACGAGAATGAAAATGAATTGTTTTTGGTAGGTAAAAAAT